AACAAGAGAGATTTAGAACACACCGCGTCTGATAGAATCCGTCCAAAGTTTCTTCAGTGTTCAGTGTGCTCAAGAGCTTACCGGATTTGCCGTTTTCGCGTTTGAGTGGTATATAATCTTCTAATAATAATCAAATTAAGTGATAAGGTTCCTAAACCAGGAAATGCCAAACATAAATTCTGCATGGCGAATTAAAAATTAAATTAATTTATTGATTTGATGGTCCAAGTTTTAATAGGTATACTGTCTATATCATCATATTTAGATAATTGGAACAAGAAATTAACCAAAGTTAAAACTTCTTGGGCTGTTATATAGATGGCAAATTGGGCATAAAATTTTGATGCGATTTGGCATCCATGATATAATTGTTCGTCATCAAATATGACGTCGAGGCAGTCGATTATGGATGTTCTTTGTTCGAGCCAATCAGATTCGCAAGTGTAGACCTTGCTCAAAACACGGCTAGTTCTTCTGAGCACATCGGGGAAGAATTTCCCGTCAGGTGTTATGATGTTTGCGATGTATTCACCGATGGCTACTTTGTGTGGTTTAAGCTGGAATCCACATAATTGGGCATGTGTTAATGTACCTTTGAGTTTTTCATCTATGCTTTCACATAGAATGAAAGAATCATCACCTTTGAATGCAGCGCAAACAATGCCTTTGATTTTATAGCACATACCAACGGCTGCCATGTTGTAGACGGTGTTACCATCTAATGTGAACGGTTGCCCCGAATGTTGTTGCCATGTACCTTTGAGTAGTAAAGATAGTGGTTCGTGACCTTCGCCCATAGATCTAGATGCTAATGTCCATTCGGATCTTCTGCTTACATAGTAATCGACCGTTTCTTTGCGATAACCGCAAGCGTTGAGCATAATACCAGATGATATTATACCTTGTTCTTCTTGACTACGATCGAACTGTTTGAAGTCTAACATGAATTTGACGAAGTTTTTGTCGTTAAGTTGATCGGCGTATTTGTTGAAAAAGACGGATAATTCGGCATCGGATTTTCCGTAACTGATTTGAATGTCAGGTAAAGTTAATTGTTTGAACCATTGGGAAAAATGTCTGGTGGTTGATGAGAAAATGCAATTCATAAGTTTTGACCATGCTGAAATACCCTGCCCGTCTTTGTACAGAGTATCATAACCATGTTCAAGTACGAATTTAGGTTGTCTTTTAAGATGGAACTGAACTAATTCGTGGTATGAGGAGTGCCATTCTTTTTCGAGATCATCGATCTTGTTAGGTTTGCCGTCTAGCATGGCGTCGAAGATATATCTAATAGATGTTTTAAGGTTCTTATGTTTGCGATTAATTGAATCTAAGGATGTAGAAAAATTTTTTGTTTGTAAAACATCTTCGCCGAGTATGATGGAATTAAGCAATGCAAAATCAGCATCTTTGGGGTATTTTTTCTGTAATTCAGTCAAATAAGCGGATAGATGCATCATTTCTGATTCTCCATCTCTCTTATGTGTAATGAATTTCTTCCAGTCTTTACGCATAAACTTGTCAAGGCCTTTGGTGTAAAGTTGAATCATCTGAGAATCGACATGTCTTTTCTCATCAGCATATCTACCGACGACAGTTGAAACTAATCTGGTGTGATCTTTAGGATGGTAATGTAAAAGATAATTTTTTGTTGCGAATTTCCTTCCTTTGAGGTTGATGTCATTGCTGTTCATCATACTGGGTGACAATTTAAATCTTTCTTTGCTGATCACTTGAGGTATGACATCTGTTTTATATGCAATGACGTTGCTACTGTTGTCGTTAGTTGGTAGCATTACACGATCGAATATTGATTCGACATCGCTTTGTTGCACAATTATGCATTGTGGTGTAGTGAGCACCTGGTGGATTGGTTTCTTGTCCACTTTGGTTTCAACGTACGATGTAGAATGTACGTTGATACCAAATTTTTGTAATGCTCTATCCATTGGACTAGATAATATCGTTAAAAATTTTTTATTGTCAGATTCAGGTCCATGTAAGATTATGCGGTGGGTTGCACGGCTCATAGCGGTGTAAACGTACTTGACCTGATCTTGAGTTATGCTGCTAATGTCTGGTGTATAGATGTGTACGGTGTGTCTGGTGTTACCTTGCATCGCATTGATAGTTTGGACTTTACATTTATGTTCAATTTGTAAAAAATTTTTCATTTTTTGTGTAGCACACAGTAATACTGAATTCTTTTCTTGTACCAACGATTTTAAGGTGTCGACACCTTCGGAGGTGATTGAACCTTGCTCTGTCGATGTTGTTGTACAACCTGGTATGTAGTTCTGGAGCAATTTGACGACACAAATTGGTGATCTATGTGTAACTGTTTCGTAGCTCATCCCAGGTTTGTATTTGACTGAAAACAAAGAACCATGTGCTTGGTAATCGCGGTCTGTTATCTGTTCGCTATCACCTAAACCGAATATTTTAACCTTTGGGTTATTTTGAATGGCAAGATTGGATATGATGCTGATGTAAATGGGTTGTATGGCGAACACTTCGTCAAGTATTATATAATCGAAAGAACGACCGGATAAAAGTGATTTAACAAACACTTGGTGTGTTAAAGCAGTTTGATCTTTGATGTCGGCTATGACATTATTAAACGGTGCAATGATGACGGAGCATTTAGGACACATATTTTCCAAGAAGGTGCGAGATTTTCGGCCACCGGCAATGCCATTGCAGCATGGTAAAACAATTTGATTGGAACAGCTACTAATAGTTTTAATTAGTTTGAGTGCGTCTTCTTCGCTGAGTTCTACCATCTTTTTAAAAGAAGAAACGATTTCGTTGATCAAATCGTCTGGTCTAGGTTTGAATTGAAAAGTGGCATCGCAATTAATACGGTGTGTCCAATTGTGTTTACATTTACATGTTTGATTTCTTGCTTTAATTTTTTCGATTGGTGGTGGTGTTATTTTGTTATCGAATGGTTTTTCAAGAACGTCAATTGGTTCAGATGGAGGTGATGTATCCATCGATGGTGATGAAATAGGGTCAATTTTTGGTGAATCATCAATTCTTTCACCCTTAGGTAGATCGATATCATGTTCGGGTTCTTTGGGTTGAGAAGATGATTCTGGTGCATGAACGTCAAAATCATACGACAAATACTCTTCAATTTTGGCACGTTTGAAAGGTTTGCGTAAAATACTCTTTTTCTTTGCCTCTTCTCTATCAAGTTCTTCTTCATATTCACGCATGAAGTCTTCCATGGACGCAGATAATTCTTGTTTGTTTCCTTTATCTTCGGCTTCTTGATGTGCATCAATGGTCATTGTTTCAACATCTTCGCTTAAATTGTTAATATCGGATTCATTTTCTTCAGGTAAATTTTCTAATTTATATTCGCATTTATCTAGGACAAATTTGACTTTGTGGGATGTTGGTAAAGCAGGTTCAAGTAATGATCGATCGATAGGTTTATTTTCGAAAACACGATCACATTTAACTGGTTCCAACGGTTCAAGCAATGATTCACGCATGAAGAATTGTTTTGCGCCGATTACATCGCATGTGTTGAAATCTTGTTCATCTACGTCAGTCTCTCCCGGGCTGATAATGTAATATACTTCACTGGATTTGATGTTAGAAAATTCGCTAACTATTGTCTTGAGATTGACTGGTGATGTGTTGATTAAATTAAGTTTATTGGTGAAATCAGTATCATCATAATGATCTAATTTAAACAATACGGTGCTCTTGTATTGAACAGATAAAAGAATTAGCGAACGTAAAACACCGATGCTGGGCATATAGTCGAAGATAAATAATGAGTTAAGATTAAAAGTGGTGTTCCCTATAAGATTGTCTATGTTGTTATATGATGAAATTACAAGTGTTTTAAGATGATCATACATTTTTAAGCAACCCATACCGTTGTATGAGAATGCTTCATAGCGTGGTAGACTATCGTCAGCTTTACGGAGCTCATTATAAAATTCTAACCAGGTGCCTGGTGCACAGCTGAGGTCGTATATGGTGGATTTATCACGATAACTGCATGCATGAAGGACATCGGCAAGCTTGTAACGCATTCTGTTTTTATCGTAAGTTCTCTCCAGCAATTTTGAGTAATCAGTAAGATCTTCGTTATGTACGATGTTGGTCTCGTTAGCGTGGGTGAGTGGTATGTAACCACCATGTTTGCAACATTTGACATCATGGTACTTTCTTTCTTGTTCGGCAGTTAAAAAAGTAAGAATGTGCTTAAATTTATATCTAGCTAACGTGGTTTTAAAGCAGCAAACATTACCGCCATACAATGCGGTACCGATAAGTGGTAAAAGCACCGTTTTGTTGGTGGAATCAGATAATGCTTTGAGTTTGCCGAGTATTTCGTTTAACCTGGCATTAGTTGCATGCAAATCGGCTTTACCACGGTTGTTGTAGGCGACGACTAATGCACAAGTAAAACCTTTGTGAATTATAGTGTGAAAATTTTGAATTGGTTTACTTATCTTTGCACTATAATTCGGGAATTTATTGACGAAAGCTAGGG